ATTTACAATTACTTTTGGCATTTTTACGGTAAGCCTTTGCAATAATTTTGAAATTCTCGCAAAAATTACCGCAAAAACCTTAGATAACCTAAAACACCTTCGGACAATATCATACAATAGAAATACGTAAACTATTTATTTTGAATGATTTTCGTATTTATTTGGATGAGGTGAAACAGTGAAATGGTGCGCTCAGCGGGACTCGAACCCAAGATAATTTTTGATAATTGCTCATATAATTTAATGATTTAGAGGATTGGACTGTTTGAAATGTGGCTTATATGGGAATGGAATGCATAGATTCTCTTTTTTATGCATATTTTTGTCATGTGCTCTGGTGACCTGGCTTTGAGCTTATTTTTCTTGTTTAGGGCTATGTAAACGTGTGGAGTAATAAAGTAAGGCACAAAAAAAAGTGCTTAAACAATTAAGCACTTAGATAAAGGTCTGAATGTAATAAATGGAGTAATAATAAAGTAATGGGAATTACTGGTTGATGTAATTATTGATTTTGGTTAAGTAGTCCGGAATGTCTTCAGCAATCAATTTACCGTAATGCTTATAGATCATTGAAGTATCACTATGGCCAAGCTGGTCCGCGATCCACTCCGGAGGGACTTGGCCAGATGATAATAACTGGCTGGCAAAGGTATGCCGGCCCTGGTTAATTCCTCGGTACCGTACGCTGGCTTTTTTCAGGTGCCTTCTCCAGATATAACGTAGCTCATAATAATTAAATGGTTCGTCATATTCCTGGTTGATCCAGACAAAATGCAGCCTTTCCTGTTTGTGAGTCCGGTTATCACGTTGCAATACACTGACCACCTGGCTGTAACGGTTGCCTGTTACGGCATATTGTCTCCGGAGCGCCTGAATGGC